GATGACAGCGTACTGCCTTCGTCAAGTTACTCGCTAGTATGTGGATAACTCCAACGGGATTTCGGCGTGTCGTCCATAGGTTATCCACAAGCTGTGAATATCTTTTCATTTAGATCCGCCCCATCCTTCGCCCTTGAAGATTGCCGGAGTGGCAGAGTAGACGCGCTTCATTGGAATCATGCAGCTCTCGCAATATGGGTCGCGACTGAGTTGATCAGTGATTGGCCGAGATATTGTCATGGACTTTTCACACATCCCACAGCTGTATTCGTAGTCAGCCATTAATGGCATCCGATCGATCCATCACGCCAATCACGCCACAGCCTAAGCATTGGACGCAGACATGAGAATCGCCGAGATTGAATTCAGCGATGATCGCGTGTTTCTGTACTTTCTTTTCTATCCGGCACTCATAACGCAGCTGCTCCATGTGAGCTCCTTATCAGATTTTCCATTGGTTGCAGATCGCGCATATTGATCCACCATGAATCTTGTGTGGCTTTCTTAAAGCGTGGACGCTTGGCCATCGCTACCGGTATCCAGCCAACGATATGAAATTCTGGAGACTTACCAGTGACCATGACTGCCACATCTGTGATCCTGTCATTCGGATAGATAATGAGATGAAATCCGCTTTCCGTATGCTTGACTTCGAACTTGTCGCCCACATCAGCTTCAGTCTTCATCGTGTCTTTGAACGGGTCGAACGCATATCCCAGATAATTAGCGACAATCCATTCGGCTTCTGTAGCTTGCGCTAGCTCTGTAACTCTGTCGTGAAAATTAAGTCCACGATTGTATCGCTGCTCTGATCCCATGACTTGATCCGGTGTTGCACATAATCGTTTCAAAGCTGCAACGTGGCAGAGCTGTTGCATCTCTAGCGTCGATTTGTATTTCATCGTTGCACTCCGCACTTGACGCATTCGCGCCATTGTCGATCTGTCTTGTCCGTGCAGAAAATCCAGACGTGCCAGCACAGCCATCTCATTTTGCACACTGATAGCAGAAGAAGAGAATGCTCTGGCCGTCGATTCGCTCCATGACGCCTTCGCTTTTAGGTATGGCTTTCGTGCACTTGTCGCAGTAATCCCATGCACCGGCTTTGAATACTTCAATCGCTCCCATGCTAAATCTGTGGTTTCCATGTGCCGCCGCTTGTCATGACGTACCAGATTGGATCGCATTGGCTAGCTTTGCTTTTTTCTGTGCAGCTGAAATTCGCCCACGCTTTGCCATTCTTTGCACTCACGCCTTCACGCCAGACGCGCGTACCGTGTTGGCAGCGCGGAGCTTCGGCCAAGACTTCAGCTCCGATCTTGTCTGTAATCGCGTCAATCGCTGATCCGATGTTCGGCATCCCTACATCCAGCGAGATAGCCCACGGATCTTCGTTGGCTGCTTTTGCCAGAGCTGCGTCGCTGTGCTCGACCTGCTCCATATTCTGTCGAGTCGGACGTGTATTGCTTACGCCTTCTGGCAGATTGAGAGCACCTAGCACCAGATTTAAGCACCTGCCGATTGCAGAGCTCACCGTGTCTTCGACGTACCATTTTTTCATCTGGACGTTATATGTCGAGACGTGTCCGAATGCGTAATCGATACCGGCTGCTAGTGTGTCTTCGCTTTGACGATAGACACGAGCTTCAACGAGTATATAGCCGTCTTTCGCATTGAAGTCAATGATCGATGTCTCGATGCGCCCTGTGCTGAATGTCTTTTGAAATCTGGCTATTCTGGCGGCTATGTCTTCGTATCCATCTAAGAAGCTCATCGTGAGATCTCCTTACTTACCATGTGGCGTGATACTGCGCGGCCGCGTAGATAACCTTCACGCTGGCCATCTTTAAGTCCGATTGAATATCCAATCATGAGCATCAGCCCCATGAGAAGAATGATGCAGATCCACATCTGCACGAATTCGAATGTTGTCATTGTATTGCTCCCGAATCTGAGAGCTGCGCTTCAGCTCCCTGCCAGAAGAGTGACGGATACATCTGACATCGTCAAGAATCCCGTTCGACTTTCGGCGTGTCTTCCACGGCTTTTGCCTTGTCTTTAAGTCCATTAGAAGCCAGCACAGATCCCAGAGCTCCGGTCAAGAAGATGGTGAGTGTGGAAAGAAGCTCGATGAATGCTCTGTCATTAGGAGCTTGATCTCCTAGCGGCTGAGTTACGAAGATGAGCGCGTATAGCATTCCGGCGACTGAGAAGCAGAATGTGGCAGCTAGCACGACTCCGATGAATACAATGAGCCGAGCTTTAAGCTGCTCATTACTGTAACGGTGCGGCTTCACGTGGATCGTATCCAAAGATGTCTTCTGTGCACGTACCTTGCGCCTTGCACTGTGGCGGATTGCATTCTGGAGCATCCCAGTTTTCGAAGAGTTGGCAGTCATATCGTGTCCATCCTTGATAGGCGCACGACGACAGCGAAAGGACTAGCCCCATTCCAATCGCTGCCGCCAGTGCTTTCGAAATCACTTTCCCTTTGTGATCCCGAACGATGCGTCTGATGGATTTAAGAAGCGAAGAATGACGGGCAGTACGGCGGCAAGGCCGGCCATGCCAATTGTCTTCGGATCTGTCTGTCCGGCCATATAGACGGCCAGTGATGCGGCTAAGAATGAGCGAAGCCACGATGCTGCAATTGATTGGATCTGTTTCATTTTTTCTTGCCTTTCTTGGGAGCTTCATCTGGAATCTCCACAGCTGGATATTCTCCCGAATATGAAACAAGCTTAGGCCGAGCGAATCCGACGACTTCTTTTCCAATAGCGCGACGCTTGATCATGACCATTCCGCCATTTCGCTGATCGCCTGTTCCCGATGTATTACCTTCAACGCAGATCACTGAAGTCGCTCCGGTTTTTACGACGATGCCAATGTGTGAGATCCTGTCGATGCCATCATGCGGAAAGTCCATAAAGCATAAATCTCCGACCTGTGGCTTTGTGTCTATCCAGCGGCCTAGATCTTTCATCTTATTAGCTCCGGCAGCCGTTGAAACCATCGATGGAATCTTTACGCCACTTTCTGACGCACACCAGCTGACGAAACTTCCGCACCACGGCAAGCCATCGGCTTTCATAAATTTGCCGTACTTAGTCAGATTGTCGCCTTCTTCAATCGTGCCGACTTCTGCCAACGCTACTTCGACCAATCGAGCAGCTGTGCCAGTTGGATACGTCATCCGAGTAGAAGCTTCGCTTGCTCTTCGGTGATGCCTAGTTGTGCAAGAAGTGCTGCACGATCCGCGGCTTCTTGTGCAGCGGCGGCGTCTGCTTCTGCCTGTGTTGCTTGATCCGCTTGCCATTGTGCAAACTCTTGATCATTCATTTCGCGGTCAATTATTTCATCGGTTTCTATATTATGAAATCTAACCATTGGACGAGATGTTGTTTTTGCCATTATTTAACTCCGTAAATTAGAACTGTTCCTGCGCTCATTGTGCCTGAAGGTATTGATACAACCAAAGAAGTGATTGCGCTTGTGGTGCGAATTCCACCTGTTCCACCTGTTGCAACTTGTGCGTTGCTTGCTTGATAACCATATCCAGCAAAATCAAAAGGCTTTTCGAATGCTCCAGCGTAATTATAGATTGTGATGCTTGCAGTATTATCGGGAACGCTAATTCTCATTCCAGTTCCACATATGTACATATAATCATCAAGAGTTTGTCCTGTTTGCGCTCTGGTCATTGTTGTTATTGTTGTTGAACCATTTGGCGCAATTCTTAGATTTCCGTTTGCGCTGCAATTTACTCCATAGACAATTACTTGTAAATCTTGATAACTGCCTGAAATTCCGCTAATTGTTGTGCTTGCTCCGCTAAGTGTTGTCGTGCTGAGTAAAGTTAAACTTGATGCAGATACAGTCGCCCATGCTGGCACTCCGCCGGATACGGATAAGACTTGACCAGATGTACCAATTCCGAGACGAGCTTTCGCTGTGCTGGATGTGTAGTAGTCCACATCACCGGCTGTCGTTCCCGGAGACAACGCCTTCACGGTTGTGTCTACCGATGATCCGAGTGTACGAATCGCCGCTGCGCCTTGTGAGACTAGAGCTGTGTCGTCTGGAGTGCTCCAGCCGTAGTTCGTAGTCGTTGCCATTTTTTCTCCTTATGTCTAGGCGACTATTGTCGCATTTTCCCACGTTAAAGTCGGTGATATTGTCTGCCATGTCTCTGCGATTGGCACATTGAGCCACTTCATCGCTTGCAAGCTATAAGCCACCGGAGACAGATTGACGGTCAGAGCTAGTCGATTGTATGAAGAAGAGAATGTCCAACCTTCGACGAAGCCTTGAAATGTGCCGCTGATCATGTTGGCCGGTAAGTCTGTGATGTCCACCGGCAAGCCCATAAAGATTCCCAGAAGATCATCACGATCGATGTCTGTGAGTTCGGAATTTGTTAGCTCATAATTAAGAGTCCGAAAGATGTCTTGTGGATAGGCTCGAAGCTCCAGATAGAATTCGGCTTGGCTAAGAGCATCGGCTGAATTGTGAAGAGTCGTTGTGACGATGTAGCCCTGTTGTCCATAGGTCGCAATCGATGTTGCATCGCTGGCAGATTGTTCAGCTGAAGATGTGGCGTTGTATTTAACCGTCACGGAATTCCGAAGATCTCCGGTGCGTCGAGCTACTGAAATTCCATTGGCCAGCGCGTCATTAGCTGAAAGTTCGGTAAATCCATTAGCTGCAAGATATTGGCTTCGATGCGTGCTGTCTGCATAGCAGATTCGACCTTGGCCATCTTCATA